TAGCTTGATCAGCATCAAAATTCATTGTATATTATTCAATGAAAAAAAATGCCTAAATACTTTTTGTTCATTATTTATTTTTTATTATGCTAACAATATATCAAACGATTTTCAATTTTATCTGCAGAATGGTAACAAACATAGTTTTTGCAAAATGCTCAATTCAACTCTTTTGTCTTGGACATTTTTTTGGACATTTATTTTTGTCCATTTTCAAAAACCTCGATCGACTTTCTTACACGTTTTACAATTTTAGAATAAATCAAATTAGGTACTTAAAGAAATTATTCCTTTTCCACCATTACTTCTTTGGATATGTTCTTGATAATTTTGTCACGGGTTTTATCGTCTCCTTGCAGTGTTTGTAAGTAGATTTTGTCTTTTAATATATTATTTGGTGTATTATTTACTCTGGCATCCGGGTTCTCGTTACACCAATCACGAAGTGCAACTACATTTCTATATTCTATTTTTTCTATGATTTGTTTTAACTTGGTTTTGTCTTTGTCATCCTTGTTCCAAGCTGCATTTTCCTTTAAATAAATGGTATCACGTTTGGAATCCGTGCAGTGGATTGGTCTCTTGGAAACGTCCATATCCCGTAATTGTTTGATAAGAATGTCGGAGACACCATTCACGAATCCAGTATTACCTATTAGCAGAAGATCTTCAAAGGTAATACGAATGCTATCTAAGAACTCTTGGATAGTCATCGCATCTTTACAAGTTTCATTTAAAAAGAAATTTAAATTAAACTTCTGATTGTTATTGGTAACATTACCATTAATAGTATTGTTAGTACTATTAGTAGGTTCTCTTTCAATTAATTTATTTATTAGTTCATCCTTGTTTTTTGATTGTTGATTCGCTTGGTCCATTAATTGCTTGCTTTGCAGCATTAAAAGGTCTTTGAATTCTTTGTTTTGATTTATTAGCTCCAATATAACATTGGTGTTCAGCATATCATTAGGTAATGCCTGCAATAATGTTGTGCTATTATCGTCTTCCTTTATGCATTGTTTTCTATGTGAAAATAAACCTTGACGGTATTTATATTTCTTACCACAATGGCACGCAAATTTTTCGGGACATTTATAAGATTCATTGTCATTTTTTGTCATTCGTAAATGTTTTGCTGTCAATAAATGTTTTTCATAATCTCTTTTATACTGCGTATTATAGCCACAATAATCACAAAAAAGTTCTGAAGGATTTTTAGGGACAAAACTGTCACTCATTATCATTAATATAGAATGACATAAAAATCCCTCTAAATCATTTTCGAATAATTCCTTATGCTAACAATATATAAAGTGATTTTATGTTTTTACTACAGAATGGTAACAAACATAGTTTTTGTAAAATGCTCATTTCAACTCTTTTGGGCTGGACATTTTTTTGGACATTTATTTTTGTCCATTTTCAAAAACCTCGATCGACTTTCTCACACGTTTTTTCATTAATACAATAAATTAGAAAAGGTACTTAAAGAAATCAGGCTCAGAGAGCCCTATGGGCTCTCAACCTACGGTTCTCCATGATTCCTTTTTACTTTATTATTAGAATATTAGTTCCGTATATACATTTGTTACCATTTATGATAACAAAATAATAAATGGATAATATTGTCATTAATATGTCATTAAAAGTCCCTGTATTTTTCTCAGTAACAAAAATAAATTTTTAAAAAATATATTAACTCCAATATTCATAATAATAACAATAGTATTAAGTCTCAATGATTTTTTGGACAAAAATGTAATGTTAATGTGAATGACAAAAAAATCCCTAATTTAAAAATGTCCAAAAATACTTATGCTACCAACCTATTAATATTATTATGGTATTTACTGCAGAATGGTAACGAACATAGTTTTTGCAAAATGCTCAATTCAACTCTTTTGTCTTGGACATTTTTTTGGACATTTATTTTTGTCCATTTTCAAAAACCTCGGTCGACTTTCTTACACGTTTTACAATTTTAGAATAAATCAAATTAGGTACTTAAAGAAATTATTCCTTTTCCACCATAACTTCTTTAGATATATTTTTGATGATTTTGTCACGGGTTTTGTCGTCTCCCTGCAGCGTTTGTAAATAGATTTTGTCTTTTAATATATTATTTGGTGTATTATTTACTCTGGCATCCGGGTTCTCGTTACACCAATCACGGAGTGCAACTACATTCCTATATTCGATCTTTTCTAGGATTTGTTTCAATTTGGTTTTGTCTTTATCATCCTTGTTCCAAGCTGCATTTTCCTTCAGATAAATGGTATCACGTTTGGAATCCGTGCAGTGGATTGGTCTCTTGGAAACGTCCATATCCCGTAATTGTTTAATAAGAATGTCGGAGACACCATTAACAAATCCAGCATTACCTATTAGCAGAAGATCTTCAAAGGTAATACGAATGCTATCTAAGAATTCTTGGATAGTCATCGCATCTTTACAAGTTTCATTTAAAAAGAAATTTAAATTAAACTTCTGATTGTTATTGGTGACATTACCATTAATAGTATTGATATTATTATTCGCAGGTTCTCTTTCTATTAATTTATTTATTAATTCATCCTTAGATTTTGATTGTTGATTCGCCTGCTCCATCAATTGCTTGCTTTGCAGCATTAAAAGGTCTTTGAATTCTTTGTTTTGATTTATTAGATCTATAACAAATGGTATTGATAATATTTTATCGGATTCGACTGCATTATTCAGGTGTTCTAATGTATTTTTATTATTAGATGTGCACATTTTCTTATGTTTATATAAACCTTGTCTAAATTTAAATTTTTTACCACAAGAACAATGCAATGAAACAGTTTCTCCTTTTATATCATTATTTACTGCATTATCTTCTCCTTTTTGTAACTCGTCCTTCACCTTTTTATGTTTTGCAGTAAAACAATGGCGATTAAATTTTGTTTTATCACTGGTATAATAGTCACAAAATTTACATTCATATTCAATCTTTATTTTTTCTCCTTTATTTGAATCCATTGGAATCCTAATATAGAGTTACATAAAAAGGAGCTAAATCATTTTTTAAAATATTTTATCGAAAATCTTATGCAGTCATCTGTTTTTTTATATTATTTATGGTTACTATTATGGTAACAATAAAAGAATTGTATAGTTTTTGCGGAATGCTCATTTCAACTCTTTGGTCCTGGACATTTATTTGGACATTTATTTTTGTCCATTTTCAAAAACCTCGGTCGACTTTCTCACACGCTTTTTCACGTTTTTCAAATCGTAGGGTACCCCCTACGATTTTTTACTTTTTTCTAAGAAAATAATAGTAGAATATAATATCTTTAAAATATAACTATAAAATGGCCGAATCATCCACGGTGGTAGGAGAGGGAACTTACGGATGTGTTCATAATCCCCCATTGAATTGCAAAGGAAAATCTAATAGACCAAGTGGTAACAAGGTTACCAAATTAATGAAAGATGACGAAGCAGTCGTTGAATTAAAGGAATATGATGCGGTAAAACGGGTCGATCCGAACAATGATTATTATTTAGGAACCCCGGAATCGTGTACAGTGGATAATAACGAATACAATAAACAATCCGCAATAAAATGTAGGAAATTAAAAGAGGCCGATCCCCAAATCGTCAATAATTTGTCGAAATATACATTGTTGATTATGGAAAATGGTGGGGACAACTTGGAACAATTTTCTAAAAAATTATCACAGGGATCCAATTCCCAGGAGCGAGTAGTACAAATTGAGCGTTTTTGGTTGGAAGCGCACCGCGTATTAATGGGGGTAAAGGTGTTTTTAGATCACGGTATAATTCATCACGATTTGAAACCGCAAAATATCGTTTATAACGAGAGAACTAATCGCATTAATTTTATAGATTTTGGATTGATACAAGAAAAGAAAATGATGATAAAGGAAGCATTGAAATCGAAATATGGGTTTGTAAAATATCATTGGTCCTTCCCTCTCGAATGTAAATTTTTAAATAAGAAAGCTTACGATAAATACGCAAGTTATTCGGATAAATTCAAAACCGACCATCTTAAAAGTATCGCCGGTAGTTTGAAAGCAGGGGGTGATACAGAAGCAAGTGCAGCAATACGATTTTTTTTGCATTATGCAGCTAACGAGACAGGCTCATTTTTGAACTTGGAAAAGGCGACCACTAACCTATTAAAGCAATTTGGTGAGACGTTACTGCACGTTATAACACCCGGACAAGTACCTTATGAAACATTGGTGAATAAATGTGTGGACACATTCGATTCGTACGGTGTAGGGTTCGCACTATTAGACGTTTTGAAAAATACTTATAAAAAAATGGATATTCAGTTAAGTCTTAATCTCGCGAATTTGTTTTTAGATATGACGAATGCCAATGTGATGAAGCGAATTGGTATAGAGACGGCGATTCATAGGTACGAAGAAATTTTAGAAAAAAACAATGTGCTGAAACGGTTCAACAAGCACTTTAAGAATCACATATTGACCGATGGACCATTGATGCCGGTGGTTTTAGAGAAAACAATTACGGACGCATCGGCAAAAGCGAAATCCATTTCACCAAAAGAGATGAAGGAAATAATAGCGGAAAATCCAGAAATAATGGAACCCAAACCACTCTCGGAAGAAAAAAGTTCTCAAAGCGCAGTATCAGTGAAACTACTACCGAAAAAGAAAAGATTAGTTATTAAAGGAGTTAGAGAACTTAAAGATGCAATGGTAGATGTTTGTCCAGATGGAAAAGAGATGAATCCGAAAACCCGGCGATGTGTGAAAAAGTGTAAAGAAGGGGAGACACGTAACGACAAATTTGAATGTCGGAAAACTCAGAGAAAATGGAGGAAGATAAAAGCTGAAAAAAATATCAATGAATAGTATAAATATAGTGTAAGAATGGCATCAATATTTGATTATCAATTTAACAATATGGGACGTATTGGAATGGATTCTACGGATCAATCCCAGAAAAACGTGTATAACACCCGATTTGCGAATTATACCTTGTCAAACTATTTTAGTAATGTTATTTCGGACAACCACGTCCAATTTGCGACCCAACAACCTACCTTATCTTTTACCGGATTAGCCAATGGTCATGGTCTAACTGGTGGATTAGTGGATAGCGAGTCCAGTGTATTATACAACGCAGAGAACGGTCGTCCAGGCCCTGGTAGTCACGTTGCATTGTATCCCCGTCCCTTCATCACAGTTCCTTATTTAGGCAGAGGCAGTTGTGACCCAGCATTGGAATCCCAGCTCCAACAGGGTGAAACTGTGGGGGATAAGAAGAGTGTGTCGACCATTATGGAGAAATCATTT